AGAACAAAAAAAAGACTCTAATTAATTAGAGTCTTTTTTATTTTATTTTGTTAATATTATGCACCAAATCCAGTTGATTCTGCAATTGTACCGTTACTATTAACATTGATAATGTTAACGATTTTTTCCATTGCTTTAACTGGTGTGATGTATGTTTCTAATAAACCGAATGAGTTATCAATTAAATCAGAAGTATTATTAGTATCATCAATAACATTTTCAAATGCAGTTATTGCTCCTTTGTCTAAGAATTTCTGACAAATGTCATCTGCTTCTCTTTTAATTTTCGCTCTTACTGCAGGAATATTGAATTTATATTGATATTTAAATAACATTGCATATAATTCATTTTCTAAATCAATCAATATCTCTCTTACGTGTAAGTAAGATAATGCTGATAAAGGAATAGTTGATGCTGTAAATTCAGTTTCAATATAATGACCAATATTCTTAGCATATGAAATTGGATTAATACCCATTTTATACATTTGCTCGTAATCTAATTCTGTAAAATCCATTTCAGTATTTGAAACACCTAAAATTTTACCATCTTCAGATCCTGCCGCAACTGTAAAGTTGTATTTACCAGCAATTGATGAATTATTTTTTCTCATATATGTATTAGCTACATAAGATGCTGGTGGGAATGCTAATGGTCTTCCGTTATCATTCACTGTTACATATGGGAAGAAATATCCTGATGCATCTCTACCATCATCATTTCCATCACCTTGCGCTAATGAATATAAGAATGTTGGATTTTGATCTGGATTACCTCCTAATCTTACATATTCTAAATTTAATGTTCCATCTGTATTAATAAATGATGGATTGCTAGAATTTTTAAACATTTTAGCACTTGGCATATTTAAGAATGCGATACAGTTTTTACGTTTACCAGCAACATCAGCTAATTGTTGTTTAGAGAATTCAGTTAAACCTAATCCAAAACTATCAATTAAATAACGGAAATTAAATTTATTCTTGTTAACAATTGCATTATATAATGATGTTTCTTTTGCAATAATATCTAAAATTTCTGCTTGTCTTGTTTCAGTTCCATCAGGAACAGAAGTAGATTGAACAGTAAATCCGTTTAATGTTATTGCTTTATATGTATCAACATAATTTTCAATTGTAGTGTATCGTGTTGTTTGTAAATCGTTTGTACCGTATGAAGTAATATCAACTTTAACATCTGTTGTTATTTCTGCATATTGTACACCATTTAATGCGTTACCTGACCAAGGTGTTTTCTTTAAAATTCTTGCGAATTTTTTAGATTCTTCTGTTGGTTGTAATGCTAATAAATCAACATATGCTTTAACATAATCTCCTACTTTTACTTCTGGATAACGTGTTAAATCAATTAAGAATTTATTATCTGTAATAGTATATGATGCATGTTGTTCAATTTCTAATGTTTGTTCGTATGCAGCTTCACCTGAGTATACATTAATTATATCATTTAATGGTAATGATGATAGTGTGTATGGTGATGTCATTAAATTATCAGTATTATCGATAAACACTACATTTAATATAGATCCAACAGTGTACATTTTTAATGTAACCTTTTTAGCAGCGTCATAAACACTTAAACCTAATGCAGCAGTTTCGTTAACAACTAATTCATTAACAGCGAAAGCTATTTGACCAACAGCTAAAAATGCGTCAGCTTGTAATGCTTCTTCAACAGAACCAGATGTTGGTGTTCCATCATATGCAGATCCAAATGTTACATTAAATGTTCCTACATTTGTAATGCTATCTTGAACCATTAATGCTAATGTATTTGCTCCTGCACTTAAACCTAAAGTTGTAGCGTCAGCTGATGTCATTACGATATAATCACCGATTGCATTTGGATATGCTAAATTTGTATAATGTACAAATTCAATTGCCGCTGCAGTTACTCCAATTTTTTCATAGAAATAATCTCCAGTATTTATCATACCGTTATAGAAATCTTGAAAGAATTCAGAATTTTTTGCAACAACACCTTCAGTTCCTGTAGCTACAGTAGCTTTAGTAACAATTCCTTGAGAACCTAATATGAATTCATTATCATTGTAATAAAATGCTAAGTTACCTGCAGTAGGTGCAGATTCAATATTACCAGATGCAACAGTTATTTCTATTCTTTTATCTCCAATATTATCAATAACAATTGAAGCAGTAGATAAATCTACTTTATTACCAGCATTATCAATTATAACAGAATTAACTAAAGAGTATTTAGTTGATAATTCAGTAAAGAATTGTAATCTTCTGTATTCTTTATAGTTTGCTTTTGTTGCTGTTGCTGTTCCATCAAATGTAATATCTAAAACGTTTGATGCAGTATTCGCTACTAAAATATCAGTAGCAACTGAACCAATTGTTAAAGGAACAAATGCAGCACCTGTATGAGATACTGATACATATGTAACATCATATAAAGATGTTGTTCCATCTAATTCTCTAAAATAATAACCTAATACTATTGAATTATTTGTATATGTTGCTGGATATGTTAAACCACCTGCAACTGCTAAAGATTCTGATAAACCTGCAGCTAATTCAATTTCAGTTCCTTCTAATAAAGTAAATACACCTGTTGGTGATACATATAATGTATCAATTCTATATTTAGAATTAAGTGCGTTGACTGGTGCAGTTAATGCTGTAAAAGTAATAGGTGAAGTAACAGTAATAGGAACTATAGCGTTATTTATAACTGCATCAGCTGTTGACACAACAGTTAAATTTGCTAAAGATGCTAAACCAGTACCAACTGTTGGTGTATATGCTAAACCTGCAGTAATATTACCATTTGTATTTACTGTAGTTCTACCAGATATTGTACCAATACCAATAACATTTCCTAATGTATCTAATTCTGTTTTTTGATAAGAGTCAACTTCTTCAATTGTATCAACATATGACATGAAATTGATTTTGTTTTTAGGATTATCAACTAATGTTTGACCAATAATATCCACAACACCAGTTGGGAAATCTGTTTCAACTGAATCAATATCAAATGAACAAAATAAACCAGTTTTATCTGTATCTAAATTTATTAATGTTTCAATAAAGATATTCTTTTTGTTACCATCTAAGAAATATGGAATTAAAGATCCATTGTAATCTCCTAAAATAGTTACGTTTCTATCTCTTGTAAAATCATTTACTTTTTCTTTTCTTAAACCAGAAGCATTAAAATATTTTGACCAGTTTGTATCTACTGCTAATTGTGCATAATTTGACCAATCACCAGATACAACTAATACTCTAACTAAATAATCAGACATTAAATCATTGTAATTCATCCATGATGGAACATTTGCTTTTCCGCCATACCAAATTTCAGCAGTTACATCGAATCCAGCTGCTGATGATTTAAACATAAATACAGTTAACTTTTTATCACCTACATTTGTAAAGTGAATCATTCTATCAGAATTTTGTGCAAAGAATAAAAAAGATTCTGTATCTCTTTGCCAAAAACCTGCTTTGTTGAAAAAGTCATCATATTGACGTGTTTTAATTACATCATTATCATATTGTGCTGATACTGAAACTGACGCATAATTTAATGTGTCTAAAGATGTCGTTTTTAATAGATTCATTGCCCAAACTGGAGCAGTTTGTAATGCAACTTCAATTGTTCTATGGAAAAATGAACCTTTCTTTTCTAAGAAACGATCAATATCTCCAAAATATGCATTACGATCAGCTTTCTTTTTAATTAAAACTGGTCTATTAAATACTGTTCCTTTTCTTGAAAATCCTGGCACAAAATTAACAATCGCTTCTTGTGGCGCTGGTCTATCTACAGCTGAATTATTATATTCTTCAATAAAAATACCACTTCTATTGTAATCTGATTGATTAATACTCATTTTGTATTTTAATATTTTTTATTTATATATTAAATTATTTTGCCATTTATTTTCTAATACGACCTGTTCCTGAAGAAAATCTTCCACTTCTGTTCATTCCTTTTTTGTTTTTTGACAAGGCACTACTTAAAGTTTTATATGAAATTGCATCAGGATTATAATCTAAATCCATAGCACCATCAATAGCGTTTTGTAAATCTGCTGATAATTCTGTATAATATGAATAACAAATATTTTTATAATCTTGTGTTTCAAAAAATGCACAACCATCAACTAATGTCATTACAATATCATCATGACCTGAATCTGCTTTATATGTTATATCTCCACTTGTTGTAGGAACTTTAATAAAATTATCCATTTGTTCTAAAGTCATTTCTTCATCAACAAACATTGAATCATTTTCAATACTATCAATATATGTTTTAACTAAAGATTTTTTATTTCTTGTTACTTTAATACCAATTTTTCTAACTTTATCATTTTGATTATGATAAAATCTAGTAAAAATAAAATTTCCATATCTATTATTACTATCAAATACACCAGGCATTGCCGCTAAAAACGCACCACCAGGTCCATTATATTCTAAAACTGTTTTAACACGTTCTGGATTTAATATGTTAAAATGTAATAAATAATATAATTCAGGTAATTCCTTTTTATGATCTAATCTATTAAAATTATAAATATATGTTTGTTTTAAATAAAATGCATCATACATTGATTTTATTTTATTTTCTTTTAACCATTCTTTATCTCTAACCATCAATCTAAATCCATTTATAACTGAATCATCTTGTCCTAATCCTTCTGAGATGTCTAAAATAGAAACCCAATAGTAATTATTAATATCGGCTAAATTAAAGTCTGGATGCCATCTAAGTTCATCATACGTGAATTTTAAACGTTTATCTAATACTTCAAATTCATTATATTTATATTTTACGCTTCTTTCTTCTAAAATTTTAGCTTTTGTTGCGCTCAATACACGTTTAGATCCAGCAACGAATTGTATATTATATTCTTGATTAAAATGTTCTTCACCACCAATTAATTTAGTTTCTTGTTCTTTCCAATTTGTTATTGTACAAATTTTAGAAAGTAAAAATCCTTCTTCTAATCTTAAACTCTTTATAATATCTATATCAGATTTACCATCTTCATGTAATATTCTGATGTATTCTTTATCACCGTTATCTGAACTTTCTACTTCTTTAACTACTTTATATCCTAAATTGCGTAATATATTAGTTAATTTATTTACAGTATATCCTTCTTTTTGCATTTCAAACATCATAGGATATATTTTTGGATCTAATCGTGTTCCATTTGTTCCATCTTCAAATTTACCATCTGGCACTTGATACCAATAAACTTTAATAAGTTTATACATGTTTTTATCTTCGTGTCCTTCAGGAAGCATTGCGCCCATTACTAAATCTTTAAATAAATTGGCACCGTTTGGTGTTGATGTAATTACAATTTTAGATCCACGAATAGATGATACTGTTGGAATTGCGGCTTTATAATAATGTTCAATAATATTTCTTGGAATATGGGCAAACTCATCCATGTATAAAAAGTCAATAGTAAAACCAATAGCTGGTTCTTTTGAACGAGCTTGTGATTTAATTCTACATCCATTATCAAATACTATAGATTTACTATTCCAGTTAATAATTCCTGGTTTTAAAAAGAATGGTAATAACTTATAAATGTTTTTGATTTTATCTAAGATCTCAACTACTGTATCTCCTTTATTGGCAACGATCATGACCCCCTTATTAGTATTAAATATACAATAATGTAATAATGTTATTGCCGCAGTAATAGTATTATGTGATAAAATATCATTTGTATAATATCGCATTTCTTCAGAATCTATAGTAAAATCAATCATACCATTAGATTCTTTATAATTATACAATTCTATAATTTTTTCAAATCCGTCTCTTGTTATTATATGTTGACCTATATTTAATTCTTTAACTAATATTTCTTGTCCTAAACTATCAAATAATATATGATTATCAGCACAATATAATTCTTTACCAAATTCTGTTTTAATATAACATATATTATATGGCTGAGTTTCATTAATTTCTGTAACTTGTACCCAACCATCGGGTGAATCAACATATAAATTTTCTTTATCAATAAATGTTATATTATTAATTTTTTTAAATATATCATCTTGATCTAAATCAATATTTCTATATTGATAGTTTTCTATTATTTCTATTATTTTAAATAATATTTTATTTAATATTTTTTTCATAAGTTATGATTGTATAAAATCTATACATTTTTTTATTATTTTTTCTTTATTATTTTTTCCTTTAGATTTATATTCACTTTCCCAAATTACTAAAACTTGATAACCATTTGTCAGTGCTACGTTATATTTTAAATTATCTTTTTCCCACATATCTTTAGCTAAGATGTTTTTTCTAAATGGATGAGGTGTATCGTATTCTTTAAATTTATTTGGATTACCATGAAATAAATCACCATGAAATTCTATTATTTTTTTATTATCAACATCAGCAAAATCATATAAATATATTCTACTATTATTTGTTGATAACCTTAATTCATTGTTATGTATTGCATATAAAAAATTATTATTTGGTAATCTCTTTTTAATTTCATTAAATAATTCTTGACTAATATTTGAATAACCTAAAACTAAATTACCATTTATTAATAAACTATCTAACCATTTTTTTTGTCTCTCTTTCCAAATTTTTAACCCTTCTTCTTCACCGTGTTTTTCAATACAAATATCTAATGAAAATGTTGTTTGTCTTTCTTTAATTAGTTTTAATCCTTCATCTTCAGAAAATCCTCTTTTAATATAATATTCTAATCTTGTATTAAATTCTCTATCTGATAATGCACTATCTCTAAATATTTGCATTAATTCATTTATTTTTTCATCTTTATATGTTGGATATTTTAATTTCCAAAATTCTATACTAAATGGTGATTTTTGTTGTCTTTGTAATTCAGTTGTTTTACTTTTATGATTTATATTATTTTCACCTTTAAATTTATCACATAAATATTTTTTATAATTATTACTAATAATTTCAACGTCTTCACCATATTGTTTTTTATATTGTTCTATCCCACCATATTCTTTGTGTGATATACTTAAATGTTTTCCTATACTATCAGTATATTTATTACATATTTTACACTCCACATAATCTATTTTATTTACTAAATTCCATTTTATACAATATTCTATAGCTGTAACTCCACGCTCATTTAAATAATTATTAATTGTACGTGGGTTAGAATATAATTTATTATTCTCTAAATTTAAATATTTACCATCTTGTATTGGATAGTTATCTGTTATACTATATTTTCCTTTCATATATTTATATATTAAATAATTTATGTTCACTAGACAAATAGGTTATAGTGATAAATTATTTTGAATTTAATTTCCATAATAAATAATATATTGGATATTTAATATAATCATAAAATGTTTTATTTTTTTTATATTTAAATAATATTTTAAATGCTGGAATGTTCTTTTCTATATTATTTTCTTTACATAACACATTAGTTATCAAGTACTTACACTTACCAGTTTGTCTAGAAGACATATTTAAAGTAAATCTATTTTTTGTATATGTATCTAATACTTTATATTGATAATCACGTAATTTCATTTGTCTTACTTGACCATCTTCAGATTTAATCTGACAATAATTATTAGCAAAATAGTGTATATCTAATGCACATTTTGTAAATTCATCTATTTCAAAATCTGTCCATTCATATACTACACCTGATTTTCTTACTCCAATTTGGTTTTTAAACCATGGATTCATATATCTAGGTAAAGCATATCCTTGAGATTGTTTATCTATTATTTCTAAAATATTATCTGAGTTAAATACAAATTGCTTTTCTTCTGCTTGTAGTTTTTTTACAGCCATATTTTTATTTTATTTTTATAAGACCTATATATAAAAAAAGCTGCACGTTATATGCAGCTTCTTGTTTGAAATCAAATTATAATAATTTCATCTTTATTTAATTCATAAATAGGTATTGTCCAATTGATAATATATCTGTCTCCAATTTCTTGGATAATTATATCGTCAATATAATTTTCTAAATCTGCAATATTTTCTGATTTAGAAAAATAATAATTTTCAACTATGAAATGATTTTTTGTTTTTACATCATTAAAAACAATTTTAGCACCTAATTGATCTCTAGATGTTTTAGCATAATTAATATTAAAATTTATTTCTAATATTTTTGCTATAATATTATCTAGAAAAAATTTAACATCTTCATATATATCATCAGAAATATTAAATGCAAAATTAAAATTAAAATCTTGTATTTTTTTACCATCTCCAAAATAGAGACTGGAATAAATTCCAGTCTCATTTGAAGCTATATTATGAATAGTGTTTTTAATATCGTTTTTTAAACTCATATTATCTTAAAGCTAATGTAATTTGTCTTTTGTTTTTGTTAACAGCTTTTACATATACTTCTAATTGCTGTCCAACTTTGTAATTTGTAATATTACCTTTCAATACTGATTCATGTAATAAACCTTTTGTTTCGTAATCTAAATCAACTAATAAACCAAATGATTTAATTGATGAAACTGTTCCTAACAATATATCATTAACTTGGATAGAATCCCATAATGAATCACGAATAATTTGTGTTAAAAATAATTTTGTATCAGAAATATCTTTTACATAAAATTCAATCGGTTGACCATTTTGAATTTCATTATTTTCTAATAAACTTTGTGCTTGTTCAGATAAATTTGATTTGTGAATCATACCTGTTAAACAACCATTAAATTGAATAAAAATTGCAAATGATGTAGTTCCTGTTACGTGACCAGTATACATATTTCCTTTGATTAATGATTTAATCTCATTACGAGTAAGTGTATTCAAATACGCCTTTCTTGATGCTAAGAATGAAGTTTTTCCATCTTTGTTAATTTTATCTAAAATGAAATTAATTTCTTCACCAATAATTGAATCTGGATTAGGTAATTTATTAACGTCAGTTAATAAGTGTGGCATAAATAAAGCAATTGTTTCATCATTGATATTAACCAATACTGTATATCCTGCGTGGTTATACTCAGTTGGAATACCTGTCATAATTGTTCTATTATCAAAAGAAGAATTTAAAACTGAATCAACTTCAATCATTTTTAATTGGTGTAATGAACCAGAAATTAAAAATTCTTTTTTATCTTCAATATTAGTTATTAATACTTCAACAGATGAACCTGTTTCTACCATATCTAATATTGCTTTTTCTAATGGATCTATTGATACAACAACATTACTTTTATTGTTAATATCAATTAAAGCGTATTTGTTGTTTTTTGAAACTAATGTACCATTAATTTTAGTTCCAATTGTTAAAATTGTTGATTTTGATTTTTCTTCAAATTCTCTATATGCGATAGCGAATTCTGTTGTTGATTTGTTTTCATCTTCAAAACCGAAGTTTGTTCCTGTTCCTGTGTTTAACATAGTTTATAATTTTATGTTAATTATAGATCCATAAAAATAAAAAGTTTAATTATGATGAATAAGAATTTCCAGAAATTACATCTTTTTTATCCTTCACATACATAAAATCTATAAAATTATAAACAAACGTTGCTGTAAATGTTTTATTTTGAACAGTTTGATCATTATATGCAAAAGTATTATCGCTTAAACCAGTCCATATAACATCTCTAAAACTTATATGATAAATTGCATCTCTATTTTGATCTACTGCAGTTATTAATATATTTTGATCATATGCTTCATCTGTATTTAAATAATGATTTGTCAATATATCATGCATTATCATATAGTTTATATTAGCATCAACATTTAAAAATGTTATTGTAATTGTTTCATCATATAAATCATAAATGTTTCCAACTGTTTTCCATTTTATTTTTTTTCTCTTTAAATTTTGTGGA